AATCTAGGTCAAATAGATGATATAGTTTATTTCCAGAAGAAAGTGTATCGTTCACTAAACGTACCTATGAATCGTTTAGAACAAGAAGCTCAGTTTAGTTTAGGACGAGCTACAGAAATAAACAGAGACGAAGTTAAATTCCAAAAGTTTATTGACAGATTGAGAAAGAAGTTTTCTTATTTGTTTGTTGGTATTCTCAAGAAACAATGTTTGTTAAAAGGAATATGTACAGAACTTGATTGGGATCAATGGAAAAATGAAATTAGCGTAGACTTTTTACGTGACAATCATTTTGCGGAACTAAAAGAATCTGAAATATTGAGAGAAAGATTGCAAACTATGGATCAAGTTTCTCAGTATGTTGGTGAATATTTCTCACGTGAGTGGGTGATGAAGAATGTCATGCGATTCGGTGATGATGATATCGAAGAAATGGCAAAACAAGTCGAAGCTGAGAACGCTCAAAGCGATGACGAAACAGAAGATGATCTTGGAGTATAATATGGTAGACGAAAGAGAAGTAACAGTAAATGATTTAGTTGACGCTATCAGTCAAAAAGAGTTCAATAGAGCGGAAACTATTTTTAATTCAGTTCTTAACGACAAAATGGATCTTGCTTTGGATGCAGAAAAAATCGCGGTAGCCGCTGACGTTTTTGATGCGCCTTTGGAAGACGAAGAAGAAGTTGATATGGAAGCTGAACTTGATGATGCACTAGAAGATGACGCGGTAGAATCAGAAGAAACCGAAGAATCTTCAGAAGAAGCAGAAGAAGTTGAGAATACTGAAGAAGTTTCTGAGGAAGAAGAAGCTGCATAAAAAAAGTGCATCTTAAGAACCTAATTTGTATAAATACTATGTAAAAGGTGCAAATGTGAAGTCTTTTAAAGAAATTAGAGAAAGAAAGAAGACCCCAAAGGGTGAAACGGTTTTCTCCAGTAAGGCTGGAGGACGTATCTCTAAAGTCTCTGTATCAATTGTAAAAGAACCCAAGGGTTTTTCTGTTTACATTGATGGTGACAAATTAGACACATTTAAGTCTCAATCTGAGGCTATGAAAGCACTAAAAAGTACTGTAAAAGAATTAGGTGGTAAACTATAATGAAACTTATTACAGAATTTAATGAAAATAATGACGTAGAGTGCATTATTGAAGCTAAAGATAACGGAGAGAAATCTTACGTAATCGAAGGAATTTTCGCACAAGCGGACAAAAAGAATAGAAACGGTAGGGTCTACCCTAAGATGATCATGGAATCAGCTGTAGGGAAGTACGTTACCGAACAAGTTAGCAAGAAGAGAGCTGTGGGTGAATTGAATCATCCAGAAGGCCCAACTGTTAACTTAGATAAAGTTTCGCACCTCATTACCGACCTTAAGATGGAAGGTAAAGATGTGATCGGAAAGGCACAAATACTGGATACCCCAATGGGTAAGATTGTAAAAGGTCTACTATCGGGTGGTGTACGGTTGGGTGTCTCAACTCGTGGTATGGGAAGTCTTGAGAACAGAAATGGCGTAAATTACGTCAAAGAAGACTTTATTCTTAGTACGGTAGATATCGTACAAGACCCCAGCGCGCCTGATGCTTTCGTTAATGGTATAATGGAAGGCGTAGATTGGGTCTGGAATAACGGTGTTTTAGAACCTCAAGTAATTGAAGATATGGAGACTGAAATCAAAGAATCGCCAGTCGCACTTCGGCCAGAAGTTCAGATTCGTGAGTTTAAGAATTTCCTCTCGTTAATCAAATCTAGACTATAGGAGTCAGTTATGACTGAAGAAAGTAAAGTCGAAGTTGAACTTCACGATGAAAAAATTAACGATATCGTGGAGGAAACTCTCGAAGAAAAAACAGAGCCTAAGGGTGGTTCTACAGACGTTAAAGCTCCAAGTGAGGAAGACTCTGTAGCGTCAGTCGATAAGGCTGCGAAGGCGACAGCAAAAACTGCTGCACCAAAGACAAAAGCTGGAATGATCAACGCCATGTATAAGAGCATGAGTAAGATGAAGAAGGCTGACCTTCAAGCTGCATATGGAAAGGTAATGGAAGAGATGGAAAATGACGATCTAGTAATAGAGTCAAACACCACATCTGAAATTGAAGCTTTGGTTGAAAGCGAAGCAACTTTGTCAGAAGAGTTCAAGCAGAAAACTGCTGTTATCTTTGAAGCTGCTGTAAAGTCTAAGTTATCTGAAGAGGTAAGTAGACTAGAAGAGCAGTACAAAGAAGAACTTGCTGAAGAAGTCGCTAGCATAAAAGAAGATTTGGTTTCTTCTGTAGATTCATACTTGAACTACGTTGTCGAGTCTTGGGTAGAGGATAATAAGATTGCGATTCAGAACGGATTACGTACTGAAATTGCTGAAAACTTCATGACCAAGTTACGAGACGTATTCGTAGAGTCTTATGTTGAAGTACCAGAAAGTAAAGTCGATCTAGTTGACGACATGGCAGCTCAAGTTACTGAGTTAGAAGAGAAATTAAACTCTACTACAGGTGACGCGATTGCTTTGGCGGAAGAGTTAGAAACTTACAAGCGTGAGTCAATCATCTCAGAAGCATGTCGAGATCTAGCAGACACCCAAACAGAGAAGTTGAAAGGACTTGTAGAAGGAATTGACTTTGAGAACGAAGAAGAGTTCGCAAAGAAAGTTGCTACTGTAAAAGAATCTTACTTCTCAAAAGAAATTGTAGAGCAAACCAGTGAAGCTGAATCAATCGTTGAAGAAGCTGACGAAGAAGTGGAAGTTTCTTCAATAATGGAGCACTACTTAACTACTCTTAGAAAAACATCTAAAAAATAAGGAAGACTAAAATGCAATCTTTTGATACTTTAATTGAAAAGTGGTCTCCAGTACTTAACGAAGAAAGTGCTGGTGCAATCAAAGACCATCAGCGTAAAGCTGTAACAGCTTGTGTTCTTGAGAACCAAGAACGAGCAATGGCAGAGCAGAGACTTCAGGAGAATGGTTTCATTACTGAAGATGCGGCTGCTAACAACACATCATCACAATCACGATGGGATCCAGTATTGATCTCATTGGTAAGACGTGCAATGCCTAACTTGATGGCATATGACGTATGTGGTGTACAACCAATGACTGGCCCAACTGGTCTTATCTTCGCTATGAAGTCAAGATTTGACGGTGGTTCAACATCAAATGACGAAGCTTTGTTTGACGAAGCTAAAAATGGTGTATCAGGTGACGGACAAACTAAGCCTGCTGATCCTTCTGGTTTTGACGGTGTAGATTCAGGTGACGTACGAGTCACAGATCTCGCTGCAGCTGGAATGTCAACTGCGGCTGCTGAAGCTTTAGGAACAGGTGGAACTGGCGGATCTTTCGCTGAAATGGGTTTCACAATCGAGAAGTCTACAGTAACAGCTAAGTCACGAGCGTTGAAAGCAGAGTACTCTCTAGAACTCGCTCAAGACTTGAAAGCTATTCATGGTTTGGACGCAGAGACAGAGTTGGCGAACATTTTGTCAACTGAGATCCTCGCAGAGATCAACCGAGAAGTTGTACGTACAATCAACTCTCAGGCGAAGACTGGAGCACAACAAGCGAACGTAACTAAGAAAGGTATTTTTGACCTATCTTCAGATGCGGACGGACGATGGTCAGCTGAGAAGTTCAAGGGTCTAGTAATTCAGTTAGATAGAGAAGCTAACGTAATTGCTAAAGAGACACGTAGAGGAAAGGGTAACATTGTTGTTTGTTCTTCTGACGTTGCTACTGCTCTTGCTGCTTCTGGAATGTTAGACTACTCACCAAATATGTCAACTTCATTGCAAGTAGACGACACTGGTAGTACTTTCGCTGGAACATTAAACGGACGAATGAAAGTATACATCGATCCATATGCAACTACTGACTACATCACTGTAGGATACAAGGGAACTAACGCATATGACGCTGGTATTTTCTATTGCCCATATGTACCATTACAAATGGTAAAAGCTGTAGGTGAGAACGATTTCCAACCACGTATCGGGTTCAAGACTCGTTATGGTATGGTATCTAACCCATTCGTAGGGCCAACACCTTCAGACAACTTGGCTGCTGCTAAGAGCAACCAATACTACAGAATCTTCAGAGTGGACAACATTTTGAACGCTTCTTAATAAAAAATAGAATCCTAAAAGGATCATTTTAAGGGAGACTTAGGTCTCCCTTTTTTTATAAATAATAGTCCGTTCATCTATATTCACAATATAGACGGAAGTAGTCTTTAGACGAAGGAACGCATCTTCGTTCATCTCGAAAGAGACGGAAGTAGGTGATTTTACCGAAGGAACGCATCTAACTTTTA